GCTTTACAACATTTGCAAATAATACATACTTGAAATTGACTGGAGTTACACAAAGCGCTAGTTTTGTTGCTGGACATACCATAAATAATGGGTTAGGATCTACCGCTACAATTGGCAGTGTAGTACCTGTTCTATTGCTGAATCATGTGGATGGTCCAAATAGATTTCAGGCTGGTTCTGATTCTATAGTGGGTCAAACATCTGGCGCCACTGGTACTTGCAATGCTTATGCACTGATACAGTATCCTGAACTGATTAGAGATACTGGTAAAGTAATTTACATAGACAACGTACAGCCAGTTACCAGATCTGAGACTAGTAAAGAAGAAGTTAGATTGGTTATAAAGTTTTAAGGGGCCCGGCAGCTAAATGACATTAGAGACAGACCTTTCACGTAAGCCGTACTTTGACGACTTCAGTGAAGATAAGAATTTTCATGAGGTCCTATTCCGACCTGCGGCCGCGGTGCAGGCTCGCGAACTCAATCAGACGCAGTCGATTCTACAAGATCAGATCAACAAGTTCGGTAGACATATATTCAAAGATGGATCTGTAGTTGAAGGATGTGCATTTACTTTTGATATCAATTATGACTATGTAAAGATAGAAGACAACTACGCCAACAACTTTGCCATTAGTAATGTTGCAGATCTTAATGATAAGCTTGTGCGAAATGCAAATGGTCTTGAAGCTCTGGTCATCAATACAGTAGAGGGTTTCCAATCTCAGAATCCAGATCTCAATACGCTGTATATCAAGTATCTGAAATCTGCTACATATCCTAATGGATCAATTCAATCTGTATTTGCTAATGGTGAAATACTACAAGTATTCACAACTGCAAACGTTGCTGTATCAAACGCGGTGGTGGCAACAGTTGCAAATTCCACAGGTAAGGGTTATGCTTTTACCACTACGGAAGGTGTGATCTTTAAGAAAGGCTTTTTCATCAGAGTAGAGCCTCAGACACTCATTGTTACCAAGTACAATAATCAACCGAACAATGTATCAGTTGGTTTTGATGCTCTAGAAGAGATCATCACTCCGGAGATAGATACATCACTTCTGGATAATGCGGCCGGTTCTCCAAACTATGAAGCACCTGGTGCACATAGACTTAAGCTAATCCCTTCATTAATTACTCGAGTTACTAGCTCTACAAATACGGCATCATTTTTTTCGGTCTGTGACTTTCAAAATGGTCTCCCTGTCTCAATAAAGAACGACCCTCAATATGCAGCATTGGGTAGAGAGCAAGCAAGAAGGACTTATGAAACCAGTGGTGATTATGTGGTCAGTCCTTTCTTTATGTCGGCTTCCGATAAAGAAGCAAATACCACTCATCTAAACTTAGTAGTTTCACCTGGTGTAGGTTATATCAAGGGTAATAGAATAGAGTTTATCAACAATAATACTGTACCTCTTCGCAAGGGGCTTGATTACAATACTGTATTAAATCAAGTAGTATCAACTAACTTCGGATACTACTTTGAGGTAAAAGAATACTGCGGCGACTTCAATAACGATCAGATTGCACAGATAGAAATTCACAGTGTTGCAAAGACCGCTATAACTGCAAGAACATTTCTTGATTCCTCGTACTCTACTTCTACAAAGATAGGAACTGCGTACGTACGAGGAGTATCATATGACTCTGGAATCCCAGGTGCTGATGCTACATATCTAATTTACATCTTTAATTTAAGAATGGATCCAGGTTTCAGCATATCTAATGCCAGAAGCCTAATACTTTACAATTCAACTGTTAAGGCTGTGGCCGACATTGTACTCACATATGATGCCGCTGTAGGTGCTGACGTTGCAAGAATTCAAGAATCAACAAGTGAACTAATGGTATTTCCATTCGGTCAGAAAGCTATTAAGGCTGACGGAATTACGGAACAGCAATTTACTTATAGAAATAAGTTTACTACAGACTTTACTACATCAGGTAATGCATCAGTAGGACTAGGTACTTCTGCAGGAAGTGGTACAGATTCAATAATTCCAACCGGTACATATTCTGCTACATCAAAAAGAGACTTTATAGTAGTACCAAATGTCAACGGTTTCTCTACCGCGCTGAATGGGGGTATTACCGCGTACAGCTCCAATACACTTGTAGTAGGAAATGCTACTGCCACCTTTACAACCGATTATGTTGTAGGTGATTATATCTTTGCTAACAACGAAACCCGTAGAATTGTTAGTATAGTTAATAACACAAATATGAATGTGGATGCCGCGTTCAACAACAATACAGCCGCACAGATAGTACACAAAAAGACTTTCCCTGCAGGTGTGCCTATTAATTTGGCACCTTCAACTAGAACAATTGTAGCAAATTCTACCATTGCTGCTGTATCGTTGGGGCAGTCAGTTAGCCCAGCTTTTTCTTCTACATTCTACTTTAATGTCAATAGAGATACTACAGCGCCTATTGGTAAGACTATAATTCGAAATGCTCTTATAAAGATTAATCTAGCAAATAATGCTGCAGGGGCAACAGGTCCATGGTGTTTAGGCCTACCTGACGTCTTTAGAATTAACCACGTATACGTTGGTGCTACAGGGTCATACAGTAATACAAATCCAGATCTTGTTTCATTCTTTACACTTGACAATGGTCAGAAGGATGCTTACTATGATCTAGCATATCTTACATCAAATAGGCTATTCAGTACTAGTACTTCGTTCCTTGTTGATCTTGACCACTTTACATTTAATACCTCGGCAGGTGTTGGCTTCTTTACTGCTAAGTCATACCCGATTGATGATGCAAATACTGCAAATACAAATGCTATACAGACTTATCAAATACCGACATATATCTCTAGATCATCAAAGCAATATATTGATTTAAGAGATGCAGTCGATTTTAGGTCATTGGCTGAAAATACTGCGGTCTCGACTACCACTGTTGGATCTGCAACTATAAATCCGACAACCACGTTGACTTTATTTTCTTATGGGTCTGCAGGGTCGTTTATCCCTACACCAGATTCATCATATGAAGCATCGTCAATTCAGTACTATCTACCAAGAAAAGATAGAATTTCTCTATCCACTAGTGGTGATATTCTGATAACCGAGGGTGGATCATCAACAAGTCCTGTTCTGCCAGGTGAACCAGCTGGTACCATGACCATTGGAACAGTTGATATGTCACCATATCCATCTCTTGATATCAGAACCGCTAGAAGAAGCAACCGATATGATTATGCTGTACAGGTAAATTCTCAGCAGACCAAGCGTTATACGATGTCTGATATTGGTACTCTAGCAAAGAGAATTGATAATCTAGAATATTATACTTCACTATCATTACTTGAACAAGCAGCTACAAACCTTCTTGTAAGAAGTGGTTCTACTGGTGAAAATAGATTTAAGAATGGATTCCTTGTTGATCCATTCAGAGATCACACCATCGGAAATACACTTGATAAAGAATATAATATAGCAGTAGACGCAAACAAGAATGAACTAAGACCTGCATTTGCGGTCTCAAAGATACCGATGGTATTTAACGCCGATTCAAGTTCAAATATTGCTGTAACCGGATCTTTGCTTACACTAACTTATAACAATAACGTTACACAAGTTCAGAAATATGCATCATCAACTCAAAGTCTAACAGTTGGTAACGTATACGGATATAGAGGCCGTGTTGTACTTAGTCCTGCTGGTGCTACAGCTCCTGACTACGGCATTAATCCGGACGTATTGAATAATGTGGATCTATATTCAAATTGGGTAAATCTTGATAGGGCTTGGAATTCTCAGTGGGGTGCATGGACTGCAGTCGATCTAGGAACAGGTCCTAGCTCACTAACAACCGAAGCTCTTAACTCACAAACTACTACAACTATAGACAATCAGACCCAATTAATTAGTTCTCAGTTGACTACACAACCTACTGATACAAATATAAATGTAGGTGAATATGTTACTAACGTATCAATTGCTCCTTATCTGAAGTCACAGTTCATATACTTTAGAGCAAGTGGCATGAAGCCTTTTGCTAGATTATATCCATTCTTTGCTGACTCTGATGTAAGCGCAATCTGTATGCCTCTTAAGATATTTGTCGCGACAGGTGGTGGTCCCGCCCCATGGACACTAATTAATGGTACTCATATCTCCGATGCAAGCGGCAATCCTCTTACAAGAGATCCATATGGAAACGTATATGAATATGATTATGACGGTACAACTTGGGGCTCAGCAATAACTGCAGATACAAATGGTGATGCTTATGGAGTCATTCGAATTCCACCAAGAATCTTTAAGGCGGCGGAACTAGAATTTAAGCTAATTGATACTCCAACTTTGACATTGACTGGTGCATCTACTCAAGCATCCGCAATATTTTACGGTACCGCACTATCTGTTCAGAAGCAGAAGATTGAACTGCAGATCAGACCAGTAGTCAATATTACACAAGAAATTACAGAGATAACAAATATACAGCAGACCATTGTAAATAATATAACTAATAACCAGAACGTAGTCCAACAGCCATCAGTTATACTTCCACCAATTAATTCGGAACCACCATGGTCGCCAAGCGGCTCTGATTCAAATTCAAACACTGGTGAATATACTGATACAAGTAATGACTACGGATCCTTTAATCCTGATAGTTTTGACCCGGGCACACCGTCCGGCGGCGCTGCAGTAGGTGAAGGCATTGGGGCGGATCCT